TGTAAACTCTAGGATCCCAATCCTTGAGTACGTTCATCATTCTCAGTGCTAACAAGGTTGCTGACACTAGGTCGTCGGTGAGACCTAGCTTGGCTTGAAAACTACTGCCTGTGGCCACATAACCTTTAAGTTCACTGATCAGTGGCTTTGAACGTATCAACATTTTATCATTTTCTACCATGGTTTTTAGTCGACTACAGGCAGTTATTTTTGAACTGTGAGTAGTGTTGAATCCTTTGCGGAATTTACGAACATGTCCTTTGCGTATAGGTTCACTGATAAACAATCCCGGAATGTTTTCTTCGCCAAAGTCGTTTATAACGATTAGCGCAGCCTCGCCTATACCATTGTTTTCCACGCTCCAATAAATTCCGTTAGGGTTACCAGTTTCGTCTGATATGTATCTGCAGATGTCTGCTAGCACCCTAATCTGGCCAGGAATGGCTGTTGTATTGTGTTGCCATTCGGCAACTTGCTCATAACTAGGTAATTCGTAAACTTCAATAGCAGCATAATCGCCACCTGTGCCCATTGATGGATCAAGTGCTACAACATATGAATATTGATTAGATGGTTTTTTATACCATCGAGTCTGCCCCATATTGATCAGTGGACTAGCACCTTCCATAGCAGCTAGTTTAATTGAGTTAATCAGTGTTTCGTCAAATACTAGGAATTCGCAGCCGTATTCTCTACGGAACTTTTCTTCGCCTATACGTCCTACTTCAGCACGCATCCATTCTTCGTCGCGATCAGGATGTTCGTTCCAGCTAGCTCTAAAAGCGTGAAATCCGTTTATGCCTACTGTGCTTTCGTTGCCGTAATCGTCAAACTTTTGTTCTGCTTGTTTCCAAATAGTAGCAAATGTATCTTCATCTGAGTTTGGTGTTGAAGTAATAATAGCACGACCACCAGTTGCCAGTGTAGGTGATATCGAAGTCCAAAACTCTTCTGCAATGTTGGGTTGTACAAACGCAAACTCGTCACAGTACAGCAGCGAGATACTCATACCACGTCCTGTGTTGCCAGTTGTGGTCATTGACACAATACGTGAACCATTTTCAAATTCTATTGAGCCTTTGTTGTATGATGTAACACCTGCTCTGATAAAATCTGGACAAGTTTCATACACATAGCGTATTCGCTGCATAATTTCCTGCGCACCAGTATATTTGTGTGCAGCAATAAGTATGGTCTGATCAGGATGGAACATCGCATACCAGCACAAATAGATAGCAGCACAAGTTGTTTTACCTGTCTGTCTAGGCATCATGTTTATATTGAAGCGATAGTTATGATAGCTGTGCATCAAACGCAACTGATACTCGTAAGGATCAAACAGCAGCTTTCCTTTAACAGGATGTTGAATGTATGCAAAGTGTTTTGCAAAATGCAAATACCCTTCGTTAGGATCCATACACTTTAAAAGATCCTGTATTTGTGCTTCTGTATATGTTTCTTTAGTATTAGCCTTTTTTGTTAAGACCCCATCTAAACTTTTGCTCATACTATTATTTACTCAAAAAAATAGCGCCCTGGGGCGCTATTTGATGTTACTACATTATAGATTATTTTGCCATCGCAATTAGTTCTTTAAAACGATCCGGGTTAAATTCAGGATATCCGTGACCTTCTTCGTTACGATCATTAGTATATTGAACCATATGAGCCATAACATCTTTCATTGACTTGGGTCCGAAGCTAGTGCCAAATCTAGAAAGTATAGCACCTAGTTCTGCCATTTGATTGTAGTCACGGTCGTCCATTTGCTCGCCTGAGTTGATCTTACGTTTGATTTTTTGAGCAATGCTTGTTGCTTTGCGAGCAAGATCGCTTAGTTCGTGGGTAGGTGTTTGAACTTCTGCTTCTTTGTATTTTATCATGCCGCCTGGAGTTTTGTTTCTTAGATAAAGTTTGGCCATTTGGCTTACATGTGGAATATTTGCGCTCATAAGAGTTTTGATATTTTCAATGCTCAACTTGTTTATCATATCTTCAACTTTACGCATTTCACTGCGAGACAACTGTGCCTTGTCGCTGAATGTCATTTGTAGATGCTTAATGAAGGTAGGGCTAAGAGCCGCACCTTCTTTAACAGATTCTTTTTTCTTTAAATCTTTTATTTTTTTATCATAAGCGAGATCAAGTCCGCGATCTCTCTTTTTTACAGTTTTTTTGTCTTTACTGGCTAGGGCTTTGTCAAGGCTATCATTTGCTGCCTTAGTGTACGACTGTCTAGTTTTACTAGATACTTCTTTAACAGGTGATTTTTTCTTGCCAGCAACAGCTTTTTTAATAGCTTTATCGCGTGAACCTTTCCACTCGTCTGACGACTTTTCAATTTTGCCATCGCCGTCAAAATCCTTGGCTGCTTTCTTTTCAGTCAAACTTTTCATTAGTGCTTTTTTAATACTTTCACGCATTTCGTCTTCATCTTCTACAGCCATAGCATTATCGCCATCTTGTGCTGCACGATATGCTCTTTTTTCTCTGTTGAGGCCGCCTGCAAGATCTTTGGTCATATACTTGTGATCTTGATATTCTGGCTCAGGCTCGTTGTCCCATTCTTCTAGATCTTCATCATCTGCCACTACTTCGCTGTAAGCAGCATCTGCTTCCATTTCTGGTTCACCTACAATAGCACGCAACCGATCCATGTCTTGACGCATCGGTAGTCTTGGTGCAGGAGAAGGTCCCATAGGTGCTAGACCTGCGTTCTTTATCATACCTAGTAGATCTTCTACATTCTCTTTACCGCTAGCATTAAAGTTTACGCTGATAGTAACTGGGTTACCCGGGTTTGACATTGCTGCCATTGGTGCGTCTGGTGGACATTCGTTTAATCTATCAATAGATTCTAAAAGTTTTTTCATGTCTGACATTGTTAGCTCCCTATCGGACTTTTAGTGTTTATTTTATCGTCGATGCTAGTTGATTCACCGACAGGGGCACCTTCTGCGCCGCTGTGTTTGTTTTCTTTTTGTGCTTTTTCAAGTTCTTTAAGCAGTTCCATTACACGACTGCTGCCAACCTTATCTTGTGCGCTTTCGCCGCCAAGCTCTGTTTTAGTTAGTATAGTCTCATATGGATCAGCTTCTTTAGTGTCTTGATAACGTTCTTGTGGTTCATCCGGATTGCGTACAATAATGTGACTTTGCGGAACAACACAGCACTTACCAATATATTCTTGAAGTACTTGAGTGGTAGTCGGATATTCTACTTCTGTTTCAAAATAGGTAACTTCCATATTTTGTAACTGCGGAAAATCTAGCGGACGCTCTTGTATAGGAGTTTTCTTCCCTGAATTTATATTCAATAATCCAAATTTTTTCAGTGCAGTTTCCATACGATCCTGGAAACCTTCTGGTAACGCACCGGCTACACCTATTTTAAACTTATAGGTTTTTTTAGATTCTGTTAGTATTTCTTTAAAAGATCTCATTGCGTAACAATCCCATTATGTGTTATTTATCTTTGTCAAGCCCTTTGAGACGTTCTAGAAGGCTATTACGGTCAGTTACTACGTATCCTTCGCCGTTGATAACGCCGTTGTCGCTGTTGTCCGAATCTTTATCTAGTTTTTCTTTCTTAAGCTGTAGTTCTACCATTTTTAGTTTTTTATCTAGTTTGGCAATCTTAGCATTTAACCCTGTCTGAAGCATACTATTTGCTACTTCAAATACACGCCCACTGTAGCGACTTTCTACATTCATACCTAGGTCCATTAAATCTTCGTATGCTTGCATAGCTTTGTCAGCTACATCATTCAGTTCTTTGTCAGCCATTTCGCCTAGACCTTGAACTGCTGGCAAAGCTGCGGAGATCTTATCAAACTCTGCAATATCTCTAAAAGCACGTTCTGCCTGTTTAGCTTCATACTTTTTTTGATCAAGTTCTTGTTTTTCAGCTTGTTTGATTATTTCTTTAGACTCAGGTAAACCTAATAAATCTTCTAGTTTTTTTGTCATAATAGCTTCCATTATATGCTACTATTATTTATCTTCTACGTCCAGTATGAAATATATCGTCTTCTGTAACTATTCTAAAGAATATGCCTTTTTGCTTGCACCACGCTCGTGCAGCTTCCCATTTAGCTTGATTGATTACCCAATGTGCTTGATTAGATCTACTGCGTCCAAGGCTTTCTTTTACTGATTGATTTTTTGGTTTAACTTCTATTAGCTCTACACGTTGTTTACCGCCTCGATCACTGTATGCGATAAAAAAATCTGGAACATAGATAGTTTGTTTGCCAGTTAGTGGATTGCGGTAAGGTATACGTATAGCTTCACTTGCCCATTGTGTTACGCTAGGGTGTTCGTCACAGAATTTCATAAAATGAAATTCCCAACCTGATCTGTAGGTAGGTGTTCGTGTGCCTACATACTTGTCTGGGTTTTTGAGATTGAACTTACCTTGCGCAAATCTTGCCATTACACTATAATCTGTCTCTGGTCAAACAGTTGAAATGCTTCGGGCACTCTGTATCCAACTGTGCTAGTCTTTGATCTGTTCAAATTAAGAATCTGAGCTACCACATTTGATAGCTGTACATCATTAATACCTTTAAGAGTGTCGATAAGCTGAAACACTGTTAGACCATCTATGCTAGCTTGTTGTAGCAGTATACTTGCAGTATTAACTGCTGCTACTTTGTCAAATCCTCTCTTAAGAAAATAACCTATTGCAGCATCTACTTCACTAGCTTTGTAAGGTATTTGTTGATTATAATAGTTGTCAAAAAATTGACGTGTAAGTTCTTTTGTTGTTTCTGGTGTGTTGTCTGATTTTGCCATGTTAGCCTCTTGTGCTGTTAATTGCTTGTTGTGCAAAACTTGATAGTTTTTTATCACCTTTTCTAATAGAATTTCTTAGATCTGTTTCTATTGCAGCTTTTGCGCCTGCATCTAAACGATTAAATGAACTATAGGTAACACCATTGACTGTACCGCTGTTTAGTGCTCTAGCTAAGAAACTTCTGTTAGCACTTGGGTTACTAGCTAGGCCGTTTATTAATGCGTCCGAGTTTCTAACCTGTGTTTGATTTGCAGCTAGTCTACTTGTAGACCTATCTCTTTGACTATCTTGTGTTGGTATTAGATATTGAGGCAATGCTCCTGGTAATCTTGGTCCTGTGTCAGCAATATTAGTAGTAGGACGTTTGCTAGCACTATTGCTCATTCTAGCTAATAATCCTACAAATGTATTTAATAGAGGATTTAACAGTGTAGGTTCTGTAGTATAAAAATTGCTTAAACTTTCATCCCAGTACCCTAACGGACTTGGTACATTATCGTAGCGGGTTTCTTCTGATGTAAATCCTGCAGGTTCATTTCCGTCTATTTTGCCGTGGTCGTAAAGAACACCTTCGTAGGCCACTACAATACTGTTTTCCATCATGCCGGCGCCGTCACTGTTATCTAGTGTGTCATGGCCCCATTGTGTAATTAATGGATTTATAAGTGTATAACTGAACCAGTTGCGTCTTGCTAGCTGGTATATTTTTATGTAGTTAAAAAACGGCATTAACTTATTGTTGTCTAAACCGTATTTTGGAACTATAGTTGAGTATTTGTCTCTTGGATTATACGCACCATCTCTAGGATTATTGTTGCCATCACGGAAATAATATCTGTAGTATTCTTCTAGCATAGCTCTTGTAAGGCCGTTGTTATCATCATGAAATCGTATGTTTACGTCTTGATAGTCTATGCGTGTTTGAATATTCTTTTTACGGTTATATTGTTGTTTGTTATCAACTGATGCTCTATACTGCGGCAAGTCTACGTTTTTGGCTAACACACCTATTTCTTTTTGAAACTTAAGGCTATTACTAGTAGCACTATCGCCTACGCTAGAAAACGGTTGGAATACTACATGATAGAGAAACTTTGTCTTGGGTGCTAGCGCAAAACTATGCTCAGTATATAATCTATGTGCATGACGGGCATCTCTTAGATGTACGTCAAGGTCAACATTGCGTAAATATGGGTCTCTTATACTCATAATAATATTTATCTGTAAAATAAACTGTGTAGATAATAAAAAAGCGAGAACTGATGCTCTCGCTTTTTTTGAATAGACGCCAAACTAAGCTGTGTTAGCCAGTAACGCCAGTGCCGCCAATTGAAGCTGCTACAGCTCTTACAATAGATTCGCCTACGCCAACGAATTCTTCGTCTGCACCAAACTGTATTGCGTTATCGTAACGAATAGTCAGTGTGGTTGTTACTGGTTCGTTAGTAGCATATGCTAGTGTGTTATAGTTTGCTGATTCGATATAGCAACCCACTAGATGGAAACGATCAATTACGTTTGCACCCGATGCACCATTGCCGCCGTCTAGTATTTCAATTCTAGTTTGGAACTTATAGCTGCCGCTTGACACTGCGCTCGATTGTTCAAAGAAGTCGAATTGACGTTGTAGTTGCTGACCAACGATTTTTTGTACGTTGTTGTTAGCATCTTCACGTAGGGTAAGTGTGATTGGTTCCCATGTGTGCTTGCCAGCAAGATAAGTTCTTGAGTTGTAAGCATCAATGGTCATTTGTTCAAAAGTTAAGTTTGGACGAGTTACGTCTACTACTTGTCTTGATATTTCTCTAATTCCGTCAGGCCCGCCTGTAGTTCCAAAATTATCTAGGAAAACACGGAAACGATACTGTAGCTTAGGCATCAATAGAGAACTGTTTGAGCCGCCGCCTTCTGTTGGTATCGATATATTTGTAAGTGTTGTGATTGGCATTCTATTCTCCTATTACAGTAGTATTTATACGCTTTTGGGCTGGCTTTTATACCAGCCCATTATATGCGTATATTATCCTAGAGCTGCAATTTCTCCTGTGTTCTTAATGCGCAACGGAATGTAGATGAATTCAATTGCTTTAACTGGTTCAATTGCGATATCTAGCCATAGCTCGTTACGATCAATTCTAGCCGGTGTGTTGTTAGATTCATCACACACTACTAGGAAGTCGTATAGTGCTCTTAGACTTACTAGTTCTAGAAGAAGTGCATCTGCTGCGGCCTTAACTTGATCACGAGTGATTTTGTCATTTGGTTCAAACAGATATGGTCTTGCTAGTAATTCTAGCTGTCCTCTTAGATACACAATCAAACGTGCTACGTTTACACGATCTAGCGCACTAGCATTTCTTGCGCGAGTCTTTTGACCAAATACTACTAACCCGGCACCACTAATAGTTGTGATTGGGTTAATGTTGTTTTGATAAAGTGTGTCACGTTGTCCGGTGTTCAGTGCAATTGAAACAAATTCGCCTTCTGCGTTAATGTAACCGCTTGCAGTTGCATTTGTTACGCCACCGCGTCTTGTACCTGCAGGTGCAAACCAGGGGAATGCTACTTGGTCGTTTAGTACAAGTGTGCGCAGTGCCATATGGCTCGGAGGAACAACAACATTTCTGCCAAAGTTGTCGCTTGTAAAGCCCCATGGATAATACATTGCTAGATACTCATCACGGCTTACCGCACCGTCGTCATTGTCTTCAACGGCTAGTCTAACATTAGTTGCCCATTCGTTTAGTGAAGTAGCATCTGGTGTTAATCTTGCCGGAGTGTCACCTACAACAAACGCAGTTAGACGACGGTCATAGTTTAGTGTAACCATTTCGCCTATCAGTTCAGGATATCCTGGTGTAGCAATCAAGTTAAACTGACGAGTTTCTTCGTCGCGGATTTCTTGGTTACTGTTGACCATTGCTTGTAGTGCTTGAACAACACTCTTACGCTGCGCAAAACGTCCAAATGTACCTGAACCGTCTACGTTATTGCCGCTATCAGTTACCCAACGATGTGGATAGTAACCATCCATAGATTCTCCGCCTGCTCTATCGTTGTCGCCTGCTAGGTCGATATAGTTACGAACAAAACGCTTTACGTTATATCCACTACGACGTAGATTCCATAGCAGCATACCTTTTGGGTACAGAGCAGGATCTGGAGCATCAGGATCTAGGTAATCACTAGTTAATAGATCTTCAATAGTTGCTTCTGCACTGTTGCTACCTGCATCGCTCCAACGAGCATCAGCAAATAGAACTCCATTTTCTGTAGTTTGGTCTGTTTTGTCTAACAATACCCATTCGCCTAGTGTTCCGTTGTAACGATGTATTTGCGGATAGTTTTCTGTATCAGCAGTTGAAATCCAAAGATCACCGTCTACTAGTGCAGTATCGTCTGTTTGAACAGTTGGCTCACTAGCACTTACAATAGGACCAGTTGGGTTAGTGTCTTCATATTCTGCCGAATAGTTTTGATATCCTACCCAAGTTGTACCGTCATGAATCATAACGTCAACTTCTCTTACTACTGAACTATACCATAGTTCACCGTCTGCTGTTAGGCTTAGCGGCTCATCAGCAGAAGCAGTATAGCTTAGTTCTTTCCAGTTTGATGCTACCCAATCATTATTACCATCACCGGTTGGTACAGCATATAGATTTACGGTACCAGTTTCGGTTACTAGATTAAATGGTGCAAATCCAGCTAGATTAAGAAGACCAATAGTATCTGCAATTCTAATGTCGCCGCCTGTTTTATGTTGAATTACTATTCTATTATTTGCATCAACTGAAGCTATAATATTAGTAAATCCTGCTGCATTTATTGCACCAGCTACTGCGTCAGCATCAGCTGCTGCGCCAGCAGTAGTCACACTGATAGTTTTGGTACTTCTAATCAGTGATCCAACTAATGTTTCTTCCATATTAAATGTATATGTACTACCTACATCAAATTGTGAAACTATTCTGCTACTTACAATCTGAGTTGCTCCACGTGTAACACGACGGTAAATTTTAAAGTTAGCTAGTGCAGGTGAAACTTCTTCGATATTTGCTTTTACATAAAGATCACCTATTGCTAGGTTTGCGCCACCACCGGAGCGATCAAGGGCAACTAGAGCAGCTTCTGATGTTGTGTACACAGGAGCACTTAGAGTTTCCCAAAGTTGTGTATCGCCATTGTACTGCTTTACACGAATGTCAGCACCTGCATTTGGTATAGTTGTTTTTACCCAAAGGCTTCCTGTTGGCGCAGGGCTTGCGTCTGTTGACTTGTAAGTTGGTACTTGTGTGTGAGGTTGGATTACTAATCTAGGAGCACTGTATGTTCCTTCGATAATTCCTAGTGCACCTGCATCTGATGCTGAACCTGCGCTTCCTGTTAGCGTACCAATGCCACCTGCAATAACTACACCGTTAGGATAGTTTGAATCAGATCCATCATAGTATATTTCAAGAGAACCGTTTACTACCGCAGCACTAACACCAGTAATACCAGCATCGTTAATGTCTGTAGCTAATGCGCTTACAGTAGCACCATCGAGCACAACAGTTGACCCGTTAATTACAATACTGTCGCCATTTGTTAATGTAGGATTTGGGCTTGATCCGCGTACAGCTGGCCAACTTGCTTTCCAATCAGGTGATCCTACTTCTACCCAACTACCAGGTGTAATACCTGCTGCGTTTCCAGCAGTCTTGTACCATACTCTGTTAGCAGTAGTAGTAGCGTCAACTGCATAATCGCCAATTGCACCAATTGATGTTTTTGGTGCATCAGTGTTAATGTCAATGTCTGATGTTTCTGTAATTACAACTGGTGTTCTTGATGAGAAACTTTGTCCGCCTGTTGTAGTAACAGGTGCTGCATTCCATTCTAGAATACCAAAACGTGTAACCTGTGTGTCAAACCAGTAAGCACCATCTGCTGGCTCACCGCCCGGCGCAGTGGCACTAGCTTCTAGTTTGCCTAGGTCTAGATCAGCACGAACTACATATGCACGATTTGAAACACCTAAAAGTGAGTAAGCTGTGTGTAGTCCGTATTCGTTTAATTCGCCGCCGTGGATTGGATTGTTATTGTTGTCTGTATAGAACAACGCATCTCCAAATGTTTCACCAAGCTCTCTCTGGCTGGTGATTAAATATGCTCTACCAGCGTTCGCTTTGAGTGTACCTCGTGCAATTCCTGAGCCGCTGCTTGAAGTTTTATTTTCTGCTGTAGCTACAAAAATTAGTGGTACAGTACCAGCTGCTGCCGGAGTGTAAAAGCTTTCGTCAATTACGCTAACTTCTACGCCTGGTGATACTAATGCCATATTAATTCTCCTGTTGGATAGTTCAATTATCTAACAGTATTTAGTTAATCTCATTTAAAAAAGCCCGTATAACAGCCTGGAAAAGGGGTCGAAAAGGTTAGTTTCGCGAAGTTAAATACAATATGAGACCATTGTGCGTATGTGGACAACGTCCCGCAGCTATAAATTATATCAAAGAAGGAAAAACCTATTATCGCAAGAAATGCGAACGCTGTTTGCGCAACGGTATAGGGCACGGTATACCTAAATGGCAGCAAGCAGGATACGAGAAAAAATGCTACTGCGAAAAATGCGGTTTTAAATCAAAACATTTAGAACAGTTTAATGTGTATCACATAGACGGAGATTTACTAAACACTAGGCCTAATAATCTCAAAACCATATGTGCCAATTGTCAGCGTATACTACAAAAAGAAGGTGTACGCTGGCGTCAGGGCGATTTAACCCCTGACTTCTAAATACTTCATTAACTGAGCGAGATTAAACTCTAGTTCTTCTAATGTGCCGTTGTTATCTAATGTAAAATCAGACATCCACTGCTCTAGACTCATACTAGTAGGCGCTTCTAGTGGCAAATGATCTGATCTGTCAACCCAAACTGCATAATCAAACACACCGGTGTTTCGCATGGCATGAAATTCACGTTTGTTGCGCAAGCCGCAGTAAATATCATGCGCAGCGAATATTTCTCTGCCTAAACGACTTGCATCAGGAACATTATAAGCGCAGATAGCATCATACCATTCTGCTCTGTGATTGTGCCTGTCAGCATAGCACTCTTCTTCATTATAATATCCATATTTGTCCTTTAGCATGTCAAAGATAAAAAGTTTGCTACAAAACTGGCTGCTACTCTCGAAACTATAGCTATATTTGTCTTTCAGCATTTCGCACACAGTATCTTTACCGTGGCGGCCGTGACCTATTACTAACAGTTTAAATTTATGCATTGCTACCTCTTTGTGTTTTTATTATATAGCACAAAGAAGAAACTTGTCAACCTATAATGAAGCCGTAGCCGTTGCCGCCGCTGACTGCTGTTGAAACTTGTAGCTCTAGCTTTTCTAGTTCAGCCTGTGCTTCTGCTTTGAGACTGTCACCATTCAGCGTTGACCCACCTTGAGGTCCAGCAATAGTAGCAAACTTACTACGTGCTTCACCTAGCATGTACTTACACATGGCCAGCGTGTAATCTTTGATCCATTCACGTGCTAGATAGTCGTTGAGGAGATCAAGATCTGGACGATAGTTGTAGGCATACAGCATCATAGTTTCTTCTGCTCTAGGACGCTGTAGCAGTGTTAGTTTTTTACTACCACTGTTCCATTTAAACTCTATAAAGCTACCAAACATACGTCCTACCAGTTCTTGATACTGCGAGAAGAAATCGTATGTCGCCAAGCCACCTAGTTGCGATCCGCTGAGTAAGTAAGCGTTAGTATAAGCAAGGCTAAAAGGATCGAACAAGCTTCCGCCACCGCTTTGACCACTAGTAAACAAGCTAACTCCTACTGTGTCGCCTGCGTTTAAGCCTGTGTTAAACGTGATAGATCTTTGCGCTGTATCTGTAACATAGTTTGTGTTTTCTTGACCGTTTACAGTTACTATCACTGTTTGAACGCTGAGTAGATTATAGTTAACGTCAAAGGTTTGTTGACCTGCTGTAGCTGTAAAACTTTTGGTAAAGATAGGACCACCGGTAGAAGATGTGCTAGGTCTTGATCCTATACTGCGACGAAAGATCTGTCGCACTTCTATAACTTCTCTAGGCAGCACATATTCGTTTTGATCTGGCACTGTAGTTAGAAACAGGTAACTTTCTTCAACTGACGCATCTGAACGTTGTCTATACTTGCCTAGTGCTTTACTAAGTGCTGTTTCGTAATGTATTGGGTCTAGTTCAACATCGACCATCCCGCCGCCTAATAGAGCGTGTACATAATCAAATACTTCTTGTTTGCTTGTTGCTAAATCTGCCATGCGAGTTCTCCACACAGTATTTATCGCAGCGATAAATATGTATATGCCAAGATTAAGCTTATATAAACCAGAACGCGGCAATGACTACAACTTTCTAGATCGTCAGATCCAGGAGATGTTTACAGTTGGCGGTACTGATATTAACATTCACAAATATCTAGGACCTGAAAATCCTGCAGAAGGAACAGGTACTGCTGATCAACCTACTTATGATGCTGTTAAAGAAACAAACATACAGGATCTACTGTTTTTAGAAAATAGAGATCGCAAATATGATCCTGATATCTACAATACTAGAGGTATCTATAATGTCCAAGACATTGATTTTAATCTAAGTCAGTTTGGTTTATTTTTAAGCAACGATACACTGTTTCTTACAGTGCATATTAACAGTATAGTAAAGACACTAGGACGCAAGCCTTTGTCAGGCGATGTAATAGAGTTGCCGCATCTTAAAGATGAATATGCGTTGAACAACTATGACTTTGCGCTCAAAAGATTTTATGTAATAGAAGATGTAAACCGTGCTTCTGAAGGCTTTAGTCAAACTTGGTACCCGCATCTATATAGACTTAAATTAAAGCAAATCTATGACGGACAAGAATACGCAGAAATCTTAGACTTGCCAGCAGGCGAAGATACTGACACTACACTGCGTGATATACTGTCAACCTATGAAAAGGAGATGCAGATCAGTGCTGCTGTGGTAGCACAGGCTGAAGCAGACGCTCCTAGGTCAGGATTTGAAGTCAGTCATCTTTATAGTATTGCTGCCAACGAAGACGGCACTATAGATTTAAGAACTGCTGATCAAGACGATCTTGATGCCAGCGGTATTACAGTTACAGCAGATGAAATAAACAACATGCCTGAACGTTTAGGATATGCAGGATACTTAATAAACTACGGCGACGATGCTGCTCCAAACGGTGCACCTTTTGGTTTTGGAATTCAGTTTCCTAGAAACAATCTCGAAGGCGATTTCTTTTTGCGAACAGATTTTATGCCAAACAGAATGTTCCGTTACGATGGTCAACGTTGGGTCAAAGTGATAGACAGTTTACGTATGACACTATCTAACACACTAGAGCGTCAGACTCAGAAATCTAGCTTTATTAATAATACCAATACTAATCAGATCGGTGGCGAAACTGTTGAAGAAAGACAGAGCTTGAGCAAAGCACTTAGACCAAGGGCAGATAACTAATGCTTCACTTCTACGATGGACAACTTAGACGCTACACCACACAGATGATGCGTATACTCAGCAACTTTCCTGTCAAAGACGGCAGGGGCATCATCAAGCAAGTGCCTGTAATGTATGGTGATCTTACTCGTCAAGTAGCTAACATTATACGTGAAAACTCAGAAAACAAGCTGCCTAGTGCGCCTAGAATATCAGTCTATATTACTGGGTTAGAACTAGATAAAGAACGACTAACTGATGCTACTTATACTCGTAGAACCAATATTAGAGAACGTGCATACGACGAACAAAACAACGAATATCTTAACTACCAAGGCAAAAACTACACAGTAGAACGCCTTATACCTACACCTTATTTGATGAGATTGAACGCTGATATATGGGCATCAAACACTGATCAAAAACTTCAGTTGCTAGAACAGATACTGGTGCTGTTTAATCCAAGTCTTGAAATGCAAACCACTGACAACTTCATAGACTGGACCAGTATCACAGTGGTTAATCTTGAAAATGTTACATGGTCAAATCGCAGTGTACCTGTAGGTGTAGACAGTGAAATAGACGTAGCAACTCTTACTTTTAGTATTCCTATCTATATTAGTCCGCCTACTAAAGTTAAGAAAATGGGTGTTATTACAAACGTTATTACTTCAATGTTTGACGAAACTAGAGGTACTATCGAAACTGGTGTTAGTACTCCCGAGCTTAATCAATACGACGATTTTGCAAAATCTGGTGTTGCAGTTAATGAGTTTGGCGTACGAGCACAAACTGAGATTGCTGAACAAATGGCCAATGTTAATTATAATACCTATGGTGTATACTTAGAAAACGGATCAGCACAGTTGATTGCAAGAGGTGTAGTTGGCAGCGTTAACTGGCGAGAAATATTCGAAGCACTGCCCGGTTTTTATAGAGCTGACGTAAGTCGTATCTATCTAACCAGTATAGACAACGGTAACACTGTAACAGGTACTTTCACACTTAATCCATTCGATGAAGGTAAGATCGAAGTAAACTTTGATACTGACACTTTTCCAACTGACAGTGTTATAGCGGGCAGAACCAGTATAGATTATATCATAGATCCTACTAGATTCAATCCAACCAGTATAAAAACAGCAGGTCTAAGACTGTTGTTGTTAGAAGACGTAGGATCCGTAGAAGCAGTAGAAGTAGCTGCGGCATGGCGTAACAACGATAATACAGGTCTTGTTGCTAGTGCTAACGATATAGTTGAATGGACAGGCACACGCTGGAATATAGTATTTGATGCTAGTGCTACAACTGAGCTGACCTATACCACTAATTTAAACACCAGCATACAGTATAGATTTAAAGACGGCGAGTGGTTCAAATCAATAGACGGCGACTACTCAGTTGGTACTTGGCGAGTTGAACTAGACGGCTAACTATTTGTATGAATGACAGGATAGTTTGTAGCGGTGCTCTCTTTTATACACTAGACACCAATCGTTTTTTATTTTTACATCGTAGTCAAGGCAAGCGAGCAGATCTTTGGGGGCTAGTCGGCGGTACTAACGAAGCCTGTGAAACACCCTGGGAAGGCTTGCAAAGAGAAATACGAGAAGAAATAGGTCAGTTGCCTAAGATTAAAAAAACATTGCCTCTAGAAAGCTTTGTTAGTACAGACGAAAAGTTTCATTTTCACACATATTTGTGTATAGTAGAGCATGAGTTTATTCCTATACTAAACAACGAACACAACGGTTATGCTTGGTGTAGTTTTAATAAATGGCCCAAACCTTTACATCATGGACTTAAGAATACACTTCAAAGTCGCGTCAATCTTCGCAAGTTAGAAACTGTATTTCAAACTATAAATCTTCTTGACTCTTAATAGGTTAGAACATATAATACTCTTATGAAAGTCTTAGTTATTGGCGATATTATTATTGACAAGTACATCTACGGAACAGCTACGAGGTTAAGTCCAGAAGCGCCTGTGCCTATAGTCAGTCAAACACAAACTTCTCAATCATGGGGAGGTGCTGGTTTAGTTTATGAAAATCTCAAAAGCTTAGGTGTAGATGTTGCACTGTATGACTACGATCAGCCTAAAAGCATAAAAACTCGTGTCGTTTGTGACGGTCATTATGTCACACGCATAGATGAAGATTTTTATGCTGACGGTTATGAAATACTTGAAGAACTACAAGAATACCCTTTTGATAGATATGACATTGTTATACTAAGTGATTATAATAAAGGTGTGTTAGATTTTAGTGAACAGATTATAGAACTTGCAAACAGTGCAGGATGCCGTATTATCGTTGACCCTAAACGTCAAGCAAGTGCGTACACTGGTGCTTGGTTAGTTAAACCCAATCGCAAAGAATATGACGAACTGTCGTTTTCTAAATGGCTAGGAAATATTGTCACTACCAGTGCCAGTAAACCTGTAATAGCTAAAATAGATGGTAAAGAATACTCTGTATCTGTTGATCCAGTAGAAGTGGCAGATGTTGCTGGCGCAGGAGATTGTTTTCTAGCTGCATTTGTATATGGATTGACCAAGAGTTATGATTACAAAACCTGTTTAAAAATAGCTGTGAGAGGATCGACTGCTAGTGTAAAACATAATGGCACCTATATTCTAAAAATAGAAGATATAGAAGATAAGATTGTTTTTACTAACGGTGTGTTTGATATATTACACAAAGGTCATCTAGAACTGTTGAAAAAAGCTAGAAGCTTAGGTAGTAAGTTAATAGTTGGTATCAACTCAGATGCTAGTGTTAAACGTCTCAAAGGTGAATTAAGACCTGTCAACAATCAAACTGCTCGCATGGAACAGTTAAAAGCATTACCTTGGGTTGATGCTGTTATAATATTTGACGAAGATACCCCCTACGAAACTATCTATTATCTACAGCCAGATCTTATTGTTAAAGGTGGCGACTATACTGTAGATCAAGTAGTAGGTAATGATCTAGCAGAAGTATATATTTTTCCTACCATAGAAGGCTATTCAACTACACGAATTATAGAGGCGAGCAAATGAATTATGATTTTATCGAAATAGGTACATCTGATTTTAGTTCTTTAATAGAAGAAGCAGATAATACTACCATTGGAATCTCAATAGAACCTATTAAATATTATTTAGATCGATTACCTAATCCAATTGGAGTTAAGAAACTGAATTGCGCTGTTTCGTTAGATGGTAAATTAGGTCAAGCTAAACTTTATTATATACCAGATAAGAGAATTAAAAAATATAACTTACCGTGGTGGATTCGTGGTTGTAATTCAATAAACAACTATCATCCTAAACATCAAGAATTAAAGATACAGCACTTAGTAACTGTAATTGAAGTTAACACTATTCCCCTTGCAGATATTTTACAAGAACACAATGTTGAAGAAATAAAAATTCTTAAAATAGACACCGAAGGAGCAGACTGTTTTATTCTACAGTCTTTTATTGCTACATTGCAAATAAGACCTAAGCTATTTTGGCCAAAGCAAATTCAATTTGAAAGCAATAGTTTAACAGAGACATCGGTAATTGACGAGACAGTTACTCTTTATACTAATTTAGGATATAAAGTAGTTAAACCCGATGAAGAAAATACTATATTACTATTAGAGTAAGCAAATGAGAATACTAATAACAGGACATAAAGGATTTATCGGATCAAATATAGCACAATATCTGTTGTCAAAAGGGCACGATGTAGAAGGCTGGGAATATACGCCTGGCGTTGTACCTAATACAGAAGACTATGAATGGTGCGTTCACACCGGTGCTATTAGTTCAACTACTTACACAAACGTTGATCAAATACTAGAACAAAACTTTGAGTTTAGTGTTCGTCTAGCACAGGTATGCGAAAACTTTGGTACTAATCTGCAATACGCTTCAAGTGCTAGTGTGTATGGTCCTACTGATCATTTTAAAGAAGATGGGCCGCTATTACCGCAAAGTCCTTATGCTTGGAGCAAATATTTGTTTGATAGATTTATCAATCAATTTCGAGACGAGTTTGAAATAACAATACAGGGCTTTCGCTATTTTAATGTGTATGGACCAGGTGAAAGTCACAAAGGTGATCAAGCATCACCGTATACTAAGTTTACCAAACAAGCTACAGAAAACGGTGTTGTTAAACTGTTTGAAGGTAGTGAAAACTTTGCAAGAGATTTTGTATGCGTAGAAGACTTGTGTGCGCTACATGAAAAAATGTTTGATGTAACAGCAAGTGGGATATTCAATGCGGGCACAGGTCGTGCAACCAGCTTTGACACTGTGGGCCGCGCAATAGCCAAAAAGTACGGCGCTGATCTACAGTATATACCCATGCCAGATGCATTAAAATCGCAGTATCAAAAATATACCTGTGCAGATTTAACCAAACTAAATTCAGTTGTAGATCAGTCTTGGACATCAATAGAGGATTATATAAATGGAAAATAACGAGCCTACTAGACTCAGCGGAGTAGTTAAAAAAGGATGGGGTTACGAACTGATTTGGGCTACTACAGACAAATACTGCGGTAAGATCATGGTTTTCGAACGTGCAGGTGCTAAATTTAGTATGCATTTTCATCGTGAGAAGGACGAGACTTGGTTTGTAAATACTGGAAGATTTTTGGTAAGATGGATTGATACTAAAACTGCTACTCTACACACTCAAGAACTAAAGGAAGGCGAAACTTGGCATAATCCTCCACTACAACCGCATCAACTAGAATGTATAGTTGCAGGTTCTAGTATCACAGAAGTTAGTACAGCCGATAGTGTAGAAGACAATTATCGAGTTTTTTCCGGTGACAGTCAAAAAACGGATGTTAGTAATGGTTGACATTTATTGGGGCAATAAAGAAATTGATCTTCAAAGTCCTGATTACGTTGCTCCACGTTGTGTTATAGGATTAGATCGTGACGGTGTTTTAAATGTTGATCGTGGCACGTACACGTGGCAACGCAAAGATTTTGAACCTATACCTGGTAGTTTAGAAGCAGTTGCTAGGCTTCGTCGCATGGGACACAAAATTGTTATAATAACAAATCAAGGCGGTATAGAAAAAGGTTTGTTCACAGAACAAGATGTCGAAGACGTACATCAATATCTGTTAGATTTATTAGGTCAAGCCGGTTGTCCTAGCATAGATGCAATTTATTATAGTGTTAGTAGTCGCAAAGACGATATGTATCCTAAACCTAACACAGGTATGTTTAAAAGATGTGAGCAAGAACAAGCACACAAAAAAATTAAATTTTCAAAAGGCTACTACGTGGGCGATAAAATAAGCGATCTTAAAGCAGCCGTTAAGATCAGTG